GTTGACTGTACGTCAATGAGATTAAAAACCTTTTGGGATAAATACAAAACATCAACAGAAAAACCATGGAAATGCACCCCGACATCCGCGAGCGATACGACCGTTTATGCGCTGACTACCATCGGCGCGGGATTATCACGCCTGGCATCCGCTCGCTCATCTACACGCTCGCCTGCGTGGAGGTGGAGGAGGAGATGCTGCAGTCGTTCATCAGCAAGTACGGCACCACCTACACGGTGACCGGCAAGAGCGGCGACCAGTACATGAGGAGCAGGCCGGAGTGGCAGCAGCTGCGCGACAACCGCCAGCGGAAGACCTCCATCGTGCGGTCCTTAGAAGGCAGCATGAACCAGGAGATGGAAGAGGATGAGCTCGACAAGTTCCTCGGCTGACCCCGGCTACTGGTACGACGCGGAGGCGGCCGACCGAGTGGTGAACTTTATCGAGCAGTTCTGCTCGCACGTGAAGGGCCACCAGGGGCCGTTCCTGCTCGAGGACTGGCAGAAGGACGACATCATCCGGCCGCTGTTCGGATGGAAGCGTGCCGACGGCATGCGCAAGTACCGCACATGCTACATCGAGATCCCGCGAAAGAACGGCAAGTCCAACCTCACCGCGGCCATCGCCCTCTACCTGCTCGTGGCGGAGCAGGAGGCCGGGGCCGAAATCATTAGCGCGGCCGGCGACCGCAACCAGGCGCGCATCGTGTACGACATCGCCGCCGCGATGGTCGGGCAAAACAAGAGCCTGGCTTCCCGCTGCAAGACGCTCCAGCACGCCATCTACTACAAGAACTCGTTCTACAAATCCATCAGCGCGGAGGCTCGGACAAAGCACGGCTTCAACTGCTCGGCCGTCCTCTTCGACGAGCTGCACACGCAGAAGGACCGCGAGCTGTACGACGTCCTCACTACGTCGGTAGCAGCACGCCAGCAACCGCTTATCCTCATGCTCACGACGGCGGGCTACGACACCAACTCCATCTGCTACGAGGTGCACGACTACGCCGAGCGCGTCCTCAACGGCGAGGTGGACGACCCGACGTTCCTGCCGGTGCTGTACCGCGCGGCCAAGGAGGACGACTGGACGCAGGAGGCGACGTGGAAGAAGGCGAACCCCGGCTATGGCTCCATCTGCCGCAAGGAATATTTCGAGCAGGAGGTAGCCAAGTGCAAGTCAAATCCGGCGGTGCTCAACACGTTCCTGCGCCTGCACCTCAACATCTGGACCGGCAGCGACGTCGCGTGGATCACAGACCACGAGTTCATGCGAGGAGCGCAAGCCCTGCCGGACGACAACTACCTCAAGAAGCTGCCCTGCTGGGGAGGCCTCGACCTTGCCTCCACCCGCGACCTCACCGCGTTTGCCCTGCTCTTTTGGGACGAGGTGGTGCAGGTGCACTACCTCAAAGTGCACCAGTTCGTCAACGAGGAGCGGACGAAGATGCGCAAGAGTGAAGGCGTGGACTACCTGCGCTTCCAGCGCGACGGCGACCTGTCCATCACGCCAGGCAACGTCACCGACTTCCGCACCGTCCGCGACCACATCATCCGCGCCGCAGAGACCTACAACATCACAGCCGTGGCATACGACCGACGCTTCTCCACGTACATCGTGCCGGAGCTAATCGACGCGGGCATCGACATGCAGCCGATGGGGCAGGGCTTCCTTGACATCAGCATGCCCACGAAGATGTTTGAGATGGAGGTGGTGAAGGGCACCGTCATCCACGGCGGCAACGCCTGTCTGCGCTGGCAGATGGGCTGCGTGAAGCTGGACCGCGACGCTGCCGACAACATCAAGGTGACCAAAGGGCGCACGAAATACGGGCAGATGGTCGACGGGGTGGTGGCTTCCATCATGGCCTTTGGCTGCAAGCTGAACAGCGACGACGACGACGTCATCTACGAGGTGGTCACGCTGTAGGGAATTTTTCCTATAGCGTACCTTCGGCGCAATGTTCGAGAGAATCCTATCCCTCTTCCAGCGGCGTGCTCGCGTTGGCTATACCGGCAATAACGAGTTCTGGAACTCTACGGCCTACACCATGCGCACCCGCTCTGGCGCTATGGTAGGGAAAGAGAACGCCATGACGGTGGCCACCGTGTACGCCTGCGTCCGTGCTATCTCGCAGACGCTGGGCTACATGAATCTCAACGTGCTCGAGCGTATCGACACCGGCCGCCGGTTGGCGTACAATCACCCGGCCCACCAGCTGTGCGCGGTACGGCCGAACGACTACCAGACGCCCTACGAGTTCTGGGAGAGCATCACCGCGATGGCCATGGTGTACGGCCGAGCCTTCGCGCACATCAAGCGCAACACCTTCGACGGACGGCCGACCGACCTTCACATCCTGCACACGAACGACTGCACGCTGATGAACATGAACGGCATGCTGTTCGTGCGTCACGCGGAGCTGGGCGACCTGCGCTACGAGGACGTGCTGGCCGTCAGCTGCCTCAACGGAAAGTCACCCATCGAGCTGCACCAGGAGAACATCGGCATCGCCAAGGCGGCCGAGAACTACGGCGCCGATTTCTTCGGCTCGGACGGTTCGATGCTCGGCATCCTGTCTACCGACAACCCCATCAAGAACGAGCAGATGGACGCGGTGCGGCGGTCGTGGCAGACCGGCGGCATCGGCGTCAAGGTGCTGCCGTTTGGATTCAAGTACCAGCAAATCTCACTGCCTCCCGAGCAGGCGCAGTTCCTACAGACCCGGCGCTACAGCGACGAGACCATCTGCACGATCATGGGCGTCCCGCCGTATATCGTAGGAGTTGCCACGCAGACGACCTTCAGCAATACCGAAGAGCAGGGCCGCAACTTCGCACGGCACACCGTTGTGCCATGGGCCACGCGCATCGAGCAGGAGGTCAACCTCAAGCTCATCCCCGAGTTTGAGCGGGAGGACTACTTTGCCAAGTTCAACATGCAGGACCTGCTGCGCGGCGACACGAAAGCGCGCAGCGACTACTACCACCAAATGCTGACCGACGGCGTCTTTACCATCAACGAGGTGCGCACGATGGAGGACTACAACACCATCGGCGCCAAGGGCGACATCCACCTGGTGCAGGTGAACCAGCTCGACTTGAGCAGCATGTCGGACTACAGCACGAAAATCAGCAGCGATGCCGTATAACGACTACCCACAGGCAGTGACGGACAACGCACGGCGCGGCATCGAACTCAACGACGCCGTGAACGGACGCTGCGCCACGCCGGTGGGGAAAGAGACGGCCCGCATACTTTCCAACCGCGAGACCATCAGCCACGAGCGGACGGTCCGCATGTACAGCTTCCTGTCCCGCGCCAGGACATACTACAATCCGGACGACACGGAGGCCTGCGGCACCATCAGCTACCTGCTGTGGGGTGGCGACGCGGGCCTCACGTGGGCGACCAAAAAAGTCGAAGAGATGCAAGAGAACAACAACGACCGCGAGCAAGAGCTGCGGAACATCTACGGCCCGAACGTCGAGGTGCGTACCATGGAGGTGCGGGCTTCAGAGGATATGATCATCAGCGGCTACGCCTCCGTCTTCGGGGACAGCTACGACCTGGGCTACTTCCAGGAGCGTGTAGCTCCCGGCGCCTTCGACGGGCGCACCGAGGACGACGTCCGGCTGCTCATCAACCACGCCGGCGTCCCGCTGGCGCGGACCACGAACGGCACCCTCGAGCTGACCATCGACGCGCGCGGCCTGCACTACCGTGCTATGCTTGCCGACACCAGCGAAGGGCGCGACCTGTACAAGCTCATCAAGCGCGGCGACATCACGCAGTCGAGCTTCGCCTTCACTATCGATGAGGACGAGTGGAGCAAAGACCGCAGCATGCGGACCATCACCCGCGTAGGCCAGCTGTACGACGTCAGCCCGGTGACGTACCCGGCCTCACCCACCACCACCGTCGCCGCACGCATGGCGGCACGCGGCGTCAACTCCCTGCCGACGGAAGTCGAGGAGCGCGACGAGAAGACCGAAGACCTGCTCGACGACATCATCGAATCGCTCGACGACATCAAGGCGATGATTGACGACTACACCGAGGAGGTCTCCGAAGACATGCCTAACGACATGCCCAACGACATGCCGGACGACAGCCCGGATGACGACCTCGAGGAAAACCAAAGCCGACATATCAATATCTCGGCAAATACTACCTTTGACCTGAAACCCTTTACCCTTCCATACATGAACCTCAACGACATGAAGGCGCTGCGCGCCTCCAAGCTGAACCAGCTGAAGAGCTTGACCGAATCGGCCGAGCTGATGCAGCGGTCATTCAACGAAACCGAAGAGACGGCCGTAGACAACCTGCACACCGAAATCGAGGCTCTCGACGCGAAAATTGAGCGCGCCGAGAAGACCGAGGCGCAGGTATTGCGTGCTGCCTTCTCTGCTGCAACCCCGCAGCCGGAGGTGCTCGAGCAGGAGAAAATCCAGCAGCGCTACTCCATCAGCAAGCTCGTCCGCGAATCGATGACCGGCCGCTTGACCGGCCTCGAGGCGGAGATGAGCCAGCAGGCAGCGTCCGACCTGAAGAACGCAGGCGTAGGCGTCCGCGGCTTGGCCCAGATCCCGGGCTTCATCCTCCGGAACACGTCGACCATCGGCGGCACGAACGTCCCCGGACAGTCCAACACGAACGTCCTCGAGGCGCTCGTCCCCACCCCTATCCTCGAGCAGGCAGGCGCCAACGTCCTGCGCGGCCTCGCTGGAAACATCAACCTGCCATCCCTCAACGACGGCACGGACATCATCAACGAAACGGCTTCGGCAACGGGTGCAGCAGCTATCGCAGCGCGCCAGCTCTCTCCGCAGCGTGTGGCTTCGCGTATCGACATCACCAACGAGTTGCTCGCAGCTATGAACCAAAGCATCGACGCTACGGTTCAGCGCCAATTCGCACGGGCATCTGCTGCGCAGGTGGACGAGATGTTCCTGACCAAGGTCATCGCCGCTGCTGCTTCTACGTTCGTGAAGCGTAACGAAACGGCAGCCGCTAACGTCGCGGGCTTGACCTCGCAGGTGGCATCGGGCCTCATCGGAGCCCTCGGCAACGCCAACGCCTTGACGAACAGCACGGCGTTCATCACGTCGCACGGCTTGCTCGCTACGGCACGCTACACCCCGACGGTTTCCGGTGGCGCTATCCCCATCATGCAGGACAACGCCATCTTTGGCTACCAGGCATACGGCACGTCGCTCGCAGCTGCTGGCCTCATCACGGACGCGTCGTACGACATCTACTCCGAGGTGTACGCCAACACCACGGCATCGACGACGCTCAACAACGAAGCCGACCTCGTTCCGATTGTTATCGCGAACATGGAGAACTGCTACGTGGCATACTGGGGCGGCGGAGCAGCCGACCTCGTTATCGACCCGTACACCTTGGCTGCGACGGGCATCACCCGCCTCATCCTCAACATGTACGCCGACGCCGACTTCGCACACACGGGCGACGTCCGGTTCACGGTGGGCGCGTAATCCTTGCAGAGCTGACACCATAGAGAAGGCCCGGGGCACTCCCCCGGGCTTTCTTACTTTTGACCTATGACTATGCGACACAGCCGCGCGGCGGAACCTACCGACACCAACTTCATCAGCCTCACCAACCTCAAGAACTATCTTCGGGTGGACGGCAACGATGACGACACGACGCTCGGCTTCCTGCTCACCTCAGCGCGCCAGGCGTGCGAGGAATACACGGGCCGCCTGTTCGGTTCGGGCACGGTGACGTTCTACATGGACTCCTTTGAGGACAACCAGTTCCCGGCCGGACCGGTCACGGCCATCTCGTCGGTGCAGTTCTACGACGTGGACAACGTCCTGCAGACACTGTCGACCGCACGCTGGTATGCCGACCTCGTGGGATCGCCCCAGCGCATCGCCTTCGACGCGCCTCCGGCCGTATTCCTTGAGCGCTACAACCAAGTCATCATCAACACGACGGCAGGGCACAGCACCGTGCCCGGCCCTATCCTGCAGGCTATGCGCCTGCTGTGCGGTCACTACTACGAGAACCGGCAACAGGTCATCACTGGCACCATCGCGACCGAGTTACCCATGGGCGTGCAGGCACTGCTGTCCACCTACCGCGTCTACGCATGAGAATCGGCAAGATGGACCGGCGCATCGTCATCGAGCAGCCGACGGTGACCAAAGACGACTGGAACTACGACGTGGTCACGTGGACGACGCTGGCGACCGTATGGGCCGAGAAGCTCGATCGTGGCTCTGGCGAGGTGGTGGAGGTGGACCGCCAGACGGCCCTCACCCGTACGCAGTGGACCATGCGCTACCGTTCGACGGTGAACTCCACCATGCGCATCCTGTACAACAGCCAGTACTACTATATCGTAGGCGTGGAGGAGATTGGGCGCCGCGAAGGTCTGCGCGTCTTTACCGAGCTTCGGAACTGATGGCGGGCTTCAACGTGCGCGTGGATGCGGCCAGCATCAAAGCCATCGAGCAGGCGCTCAAGGAGCTGCCGCTGGAGCTGAAGAGCGGCGCCGTAGCTACGGCCCAAGTGAATGCGGCCTCCGTCATGCGCAACGAGGCCAAACGCCTCGGCAAGCAGCTCGGCGGCTCCGGCTCGTGGTCGAAGTCGCAGCACGTCGTGCGCGGTAACGTCAAGCGCTACTCACCCTATGTGGTGCTGAAGACGGCCAACAAGCGTTTCAGCGTGAGGCCCGTCAGCACGTTCATGGATTCTGCATCGCCTACCACCTTCGCGCCAGTTAAGTACAACCACCTCATCCAAAAGGGAAGCAAGCCCGAAGTCCGCACGGGCGGTATTGGCAAGGCGAGACGTGGCGGAATCATAGGCACGCGGAGCACAGGAAAAGGCGGCTTTATGGTGCGGAATGCAGAAACGGGATACATCCACCGCATCAAGCAGATTAAGCACCCAGGCTTTGCCGGTCACAACATCTATCAAGAGGTGCTGGACAACAAGGGCGACATGGCGGTGGAGCGTTTCAACCGGGACGCCATCAAAATCATAGACCGCTACAAGCGCAAAAAAGGCTTCGCATGATTAACCTCGTCATCGACATCCTCAAGGCAGACGCCAACGTCACGGCCATCACCACCGCCGACCGCATCTACCCGCTGTCTCGGCTCGAAGGTGGGACTATCCCGGCCATCGTGGTGCAGCAAATCAGCACCGACCCTGCCGACACGCACGACAGCACCAGCACGATGGACACGAACACCGTGCAGGTGACCATCATCGAGGACAAGCCCAAAGACGCCAACGCCTTGGCGGTGCTGGTACGTGCCGCGCTCGACGGCTACGGGGGCAATACCATCGCAGAAATCCGTCTGACCAACCAGGCCACCGACGTCTTCGAGGCCATCGACCTGTTTACGCTCACGCAGACGTACGACGTGCGCGTCGTCCGCGACAACGTCACCGTCCCGTCCGCCCTTGCCGACCTCGGCGAGCTGTACCTCGACAACATCTACGACGTTAGCGCCACCAGCCCGGGAGCATACAGTCGCCTCGAATACAACAGCAGCAACTCGACGTGGGCAGCCACCCGCGACCTCAACATCTACGGCGCGATTTACAGCGAACCGAAAATCGTCAATTTGGATGGTGGGGAAACGCTGTCCGTCGCATCCGATGACCACCTGACATTTCTAAACTACAAAACCGCATCCGGCAGCCATACGGCAAACCTGTATTTGCCGGCAGCAGGCAGCAGTTCCGGCCGCGAAATCCGTGTAAAGACAGGATCAAACCTGTCCAACCAAAGGAAGGTGGTGCTGCATCCCAACGCAGGCGACAGCGGCGTGACCATCGACGGCAGCGCAACCGCGACGATGGATCGTGCTTACGACGGCATCACCGTGCACTGCATCGGCGGACAGTGGTACATCACCCAACGCAAGAGCAAATGAAAATCGCCGTACACTTCCCGGTCTACAAGCGGCCGCGTATCCGCAACATCGCCATGGACGCACTCGATCGCGTACGCGGCCAGTTCCTCGAGCATGGCATCGAGATGGAAGTATGCGTCATCGGCGACGACCCCGGCCTTGCGGCAGTATGCAAGAAGCGCAACTACATCCACTACGAGGTAGGCAACCACCCCGTCGGGCGGAAATTCGAGATGGGCCTGCGCTACATGCTCCGGCATATGCAGTTCGACTACCTGATGGAATACTGCTCGGACAACATCCTGCGCAACGACTGGGCAGAGAAGATGGCCAAGGAGCTGAAGGCCGGGCGCCAGTGGGTGGCACACGCCGCCTTCTACATCGTCGACAGCAAGACCGGACAGACACACCTCTTCAGTGGGCGCGGCCAGTCGAACGTCGGACGCTGCACCTCGAGGAAGCTGGTGGAAGCCTGCCAGAAGCACCGAGGCCACTGCTACGAGTACGAGCTGATGAGCGGCCTTGACGCCTGCTTCCGTACCAACATCAGCCGCTGCACCGACCAGCTCACCTTCCTGCTCAAGAGCGAGACGCCGATGATTGTGGACATCAAGAGTGAGGTGAACATCAACAGCTTCCGCGGCTTCGCCAACAAGCCCGACCGCTTCCCTCCCACGGAGGTAGTCGGCGACTTTCCCGAACTTTCCCAACTGAAACCCTTTAACTTTTAAGACATGCCAACCACCGGTAAAATCCGCTCCAACGCGATCGGTATCTTCATCTCCAACGAAAGCGCCGACAGCGGCACCTTCAGCGGCAACACCTACGGCAACAACACTTCCGAGAACGACACCTGGGAGATTGTTGCCTGCGCCACCTCCGGCACCTTCAGCGGCTCCATGGAGGTCATCGACGCGACGACCAAAGACAACGACGGCGAACGCGAAATCCTGACCTCTTCGCTGTCGTGGACCATGACCGCCGACGGTCTTGTCGAGTACGGCTTGAGTGCAACAGTCCGAAGCGCTGCCGACCTCTTCACCCTGTGGAAAGCCAAGACGAAAGTAAAGGTGGCATGGACCACCGGTCTCGACGGCGACCTCATGTACTGGGGCAAGGCGTACATCACCAGCTACGAAGAAACGGCTGGCTTGAACGAAGTGGCCTCTTTCTCTGTTAACTTTGAAGGCGACGGCACGATCTACAAGGCTGTCCTCGACACTTCGAAGGCTGTATTTAACCTGAACACGTAATGGCTAACAAGCTCCAAGGCAAGTTCTCGCTGCAATTGACGGACGACCTCACGGTGGACGTCTGTCTCAACCTCTACGCACTTAACCTCTTCCTCGAAGAGGAAGGCGCACAGCTGGACCAATTGCAGGAACTCTTGGAGCAGAAAGCCCTGGCAAACCTCCCGAAGCTGGTATGGGCGGGAGTCAGGACACAGGCCATCCTTACCGACCGAGAGCTGCCGCTGAACTTCCCCAAGTTCGCGGCGCTCTTCGGTTCGGTCAGCTGGGACGACGTGAGCAGGGACGTGCTCACCGCTTTGCAGCTGGACACAAAAAAAAAGTAAGCGGAGAGAGCGGCAAAGGTGAGCCGTTCGACATGAGGTCCTTGTACGTCGCTTGGCTTGAGCGCGGCAAGGACCCTTCTATTTTCTGGAGCAGTACCTTCGGAGAGGTAATGATTATTCTGCGCTCCTATGAATTCAGAGACGAGCTCCAGTGGATGCACACCAGTGCCGTCATGGCAATGCTGGCGAATATCCACCGAGCAAAGAATTCACGCGCATACGAGTGGTCGGACTTCAATCCTTACGCATCGTCTCGCAAGAAGTCAGCCTCGCCCAAGATCACGGCCAAGCACACCCAGCTCTTCGACAAGATGAGCCAAGCACTCAACAGGAAAGATGGCTAAAGACGC